TTGGATCTGCCAAGACAATCAAGAAGATGCTATGAAACTTATTGACGAAACTCGCGCTCAAATGATGTTTGGTCATCTTGAGATTGTTGGGTTTGAGATGCACAGAGGGGTTTATGTCTCTCACGGATTAGAGTCTTATGTCTTTAATAAGTTTGAATTGGTGGCTTCTGGACACCTGCATCATAGATCTTCTCGTGGCAATATCCACTATCTGGGATGCCCCTATGAAATGGACTGGTCTGACTACGGCGACCAAAAAGGCTTTCATATTTTCGATACCGAAACTCGGGACTTGACTTTTGTGCCAAACCCATATATTATGTTCCATAAGGTGTACTACGATGACGCTGGACACTCTTCTTCGAGTATACTAGATTTTGATGCGGAAGCCTATCGCAATACGTATGTGAAGGTTATTGTTAAAGAAAAGACCAACCATTATTGGTTTGACTTGTTTCTTGATAAACTAGAAGCGTCTGATCCTTTGAACATAGAAGTTGTTGAAAGTGATATTAATCTTGCTCTAGAAGATGAAAGCGATGTCGTTGATGGCGCTGAAGACACTATGTCTTTTTTGAAGAAATATGTTACCAACATTGATGCTGATATTGATAAGAACTCGTTAAGCCTTTTGTTGACGGATCTTTACAGCGAGGCTCTTTCGTTAGAATAGGAATAGCATGGCAATTACATTTAAAAAAGTTCGGTGGATGAATTTACTCTCCACCGGAAATACATTTACAGAAATTGATATCGATACGCACCCTATGACTTTGATTGTCGGTCATAACGGGTCAGGTAAAAGCACATTCATCGACGCTATCTCTTTTGCTCTTTATGGAAAACCGTTCCGTAAAATTAATAAGCCTCAGCTTATTAACAGCATCAATGCCAAGAATCTTCTTTGTGAGATTGAATTCAGTATTAATTCTAATGAGTATCTAGTTCGTCGTGGTATGCGACCTAATATTTTTGAAATCATTCAAAACGGCACCTTGGTAAATCAGGATGCTGCAACTAGAGACTATCAGGAATATCTTGAGAAACATATTCTGCGGATGAATCATAAGTCGTTCACTCAAATTGTTACTTTGGGTTCTTCGACTTATGTTCCGTTCATGCAAATGCCTGCACACGCTCGTCGTGAATTTAATGAAAATCTTCTAGACATTCAGATTTTCTCGACGATGTATTCTTTGCTGAAAGATAAACTATCTGAAAATAAAGGCAATATCATTGATGTGAAGTATAAAGCTACCTTAGCTCAGGAAAAGATTGATATGCAAAATAAGCATATCTTGAGTCTTAAGCAAAGTAGTGATAAAATAATTGAAGGCAAGAAAACTCTCATTCAGAATATGAGAGACTCTATTTCTGATCTGGTTGAGCAAAATCGTTTGCTGAATACACAAGTCGAAGAACTTGAGCTTTCGGTAAATGATGAGGCGGCTCTTTCTAAGAAACAGACTTCATTGCTTCAACTAGAAAAGCAAATGGAAACTCGCCAATCTAAGTTGCAAAAGGAAATCGCGTTTTTCCGAGAGAATGATAGCTGTCCTACTTGTAAGCAAAGTATTGATGACACGTTCAAAGCGGATAGCGTTTCCGATCGCGAAAGAAAAGAACACGAACTGTGTGATGCTTTAACTAAACTCGAAGAGGAATACAATGCGGTTTCTCTGAGGTTGGCTGATATCAAAGAAGTTCGTGATAAAATAATTGATCTTTGGTCGACTATTAATACAAACAATAATCAAGTTGATTTTATCCAAAAGCAAATTCAGCTTGAAGAATCTGAAGTGACCAAGGTTCAGGGAGATGATGATACCATTAAAGAAGAAACTGCTAAACTCGTAGAACTTCAAAACCAATTGGTTGAATACACAGCAGAAACTGAAACCCTTATAAAACAAAAGTCAACTCTCGATCTAGCTTCTGTACTACTAAAGGATAGTGGTATCAAAGCAAAAATTATTAAGCAATACGTTCCTATCATGAATAAATTGATTAATAAATACTTGACCGCAATGGACTTCTTTGTCCAATTCGAACTGGATGAAAACTTCAATGAAAAAATTAGGTCAAGACATAGAGACGACTTCTCCTACGAGTCCTTTAGCGAAGGCGAAAAATGCCGCATTGATCTTGCTCTTATGCTATGTTGGCGTACAATCTCTAAGCTCAGAAATAGCAATAGCACAAATCTATTGGTCATGGACGAAATCTTCGATGGGGCGCTTGATGCAACGGGTTCGGAAGAGTTCATGAAGATTCTTAAGACTCTTCTGGGCGACTCCAATATCTTTATTATTTCGCATAAGACTGAAAACATTAGTGATAAATTTGGCCGAATTCTTAAGTTCGATAAGGTCAAGAATTTTTCGAGGATGTCAGTATGACAAAATATTCTTATGTTGAGCCGAATGAAGACGGTAATCCTGTAGAATTTGTTTATGATGAAGCTGAGATTTTATTTGAATACTGGCCGTATTGGAAAGAACGAATGGTTAAAAAGTATGGCGAAGGCCATGAATTAATTACAGAAGAAAACTGTATTGAAGACTGGGTAACAGTCAATTGGGCTACGGAGATTAAAAATGACTAATTTTGAAAAAGGTAAAGAGTTCATGGAAAAGTTTGGCCAAAAGATTGCAACCAAGCCAAAGTTTCCTAGCAATGATGTTGTAGAACTTCGTTACGAATTAATTCGTGAAGAACTAGAGGAGCTAAAAGATGCTATCAAAGATAAAGACATCGTTGAGGTTGCCGATGCTCTCACTGATATTTTGTACGTCACTTACGGAGCAGGTCTTGCTTTTGGTATTGATCTTGATAAGTGTTATGCTGAAGTGCATCGGAGTAATATGACCAAACTGGGCGAAGATGGAAAGCCTGTTTATCGTGAAGATGGCAAGATTAAAAAGGGTCCAAATTACGAACGTCCTAATCTTAGAAAAGTTTTGGGAGTTAAGTAATGAATCTTGAGCTTGTTTCTCATAATGATCCTATTTTAAAGACTCCGGCTCAAAGGTTTAACTTTGATAATCCTCCTTTTGACCCCATGGAATTTTCCATTGAGCTGATCAAAAAGATGAAAGAACATCGTGGTCTTGGTCTTGCTGCTCCACAGGTTGGTTATCCTTATCAGATTTTTGCAATGATTGGAGAAACTCCTATTGTGGCGTTTAATCCTAAGATTGTTGAGGTTTCTTCTGAGACAATTAAAATGGAAGAAAGCTGTCTATCATATCCTAAGTTGATTGTTAAGATCAAGCGTCCTAGAATGATCAAAGTGCGATTTGCTTTTCCTGATGGATATATCAAAACACACACATTTGATGGTATGACGGCAAGAGTATTCCTTCATGAATACGATCATCTTATTGGTAAATGCCATCTTGACCGTGCAGAGTCGTTAGATAAAGAACGGGCCAAGAAAGATTGGAAAAAACTGCAGCGTATGCGAAAAGCAGTTGACAAGTTTGTAACTTTATAGTATACTTGTTGCTCGTTATTTGGAGATTATTATGAAAGACTGCGTGAAAGACTGCGACCGTCCTTGCACTTCTTTGTCAGTAAAAACAATTTATATTGATCAAAAGATTCCTAGCGATCATCTTATCGGCAGCTTTGTTGATGAGAGCCATTATGATGTCTTATTGACAGAAGATACTGACGTTTATGGTCCTTCTCTTGATGGAAGCATGACTGAAGATAATATTATCCTGAAATTTCGTAAGAACGTTTTTACTCAAGAAGAACTTTACCTTTGTTATGAAGGTCTGATTGGTGCTGCCTCTGAATCGCAGAATCGCGGTATGGCTGCTGGCCCTCGCGGTGAAATGCTTTCTGCTTCTGGTCGAGGTGGTCGTGAGTGGGTTTCTAATTATCAGATTGATGTTCTTGAATATCTCACCAGAACTAACGTTTCTGTGTTTGATGATGAAAGTCTAGAATCTATCAAGATTAAACATCAAAAGAAAGAGCCTGATCAGACTCGTGGTTGCGTGTGGTTGCGCAGTGAAGTCTGTAAAGATCATGATCCTTATTTTGGATGGTTTGATCGTTGGGTTGAGGGTCTAAGCAATAAACATGAAGACACTCGCCGAGCGGAAGCCAAGTATATTCTTGACAATTATATTTCGGAAACTAACTACGCACAAACTGTTATGTCTGGCGTTGCTGGATATTATTCTCGGTATCCTAGAATTCCTTATAAGCGAGCAACTGCTTTTACTGAAAAGAATCCGCAGGATTTCGAAAAGAGCTTTCCGTATTTGAAGAAGCTGAATCATTGTTTCAGCCAACTTCTTCCGCAGCGTTGGGGCAACCAAAGAGCAGCTGCAGATAAACTTGATCCTAACTTTTTGATTTCTGATACTGTATTCACTACTCTTACAGTGAATCACAATTTCCGCACCGCCGCGCACCTCGATGCGGGCGATCTTGCGTCAGGATTCTCGAACCTATCCGGTCTTGGTGCTGGTTGGGAAGGCGCGGAACTTATCCTCCCTGAATATCGTGCAGCAGTAAAACTAGAGCCTGGTGATCTTCTCCTTGTGGCAAACCATACTGCTATCCATGGTAATGCAGAAATTCGGGGCGAGAATCCTGATCGTATGACTATTGTTGCATACTTCCGTGAAGATATGCTTGAACCTGGAAGTTGGGAATATGAACAGCTTCGTAAGAAGTTTGTTGATTCCCGCAGACTTAATAAAGACCATCCCCTTCAGCGTAAACTTTGGAATGGTGTGAGTCCTGGTATGTGGGACGAGCAAGAATGGTTTGACTACCTTGCTGCGCACGGTATGACTGATCCTTATGACAAGAGTACAGCAGGTTCTCTAGAAAGTTTCTTTTAATGTGTGGTATTATCGGCGCTTATATTTCTGATCCAACTGAAGCCGATTTTACTACTATCAGAAATATTTTTATTGAATCTCGGATCAGAGGTAAACACGCTACAGGTCTTTCATATATCAAAGATGGACAAATTTGGACAGAGCGAACTGCTCTTCCTGCTGATGAATTTGCTGAAACTTATGAGTTTGAGCAACTAGTAAATGAAGATGGAAATATATGCTTTGTTGGACATTGCAGATATTCCACTTCTGACTTGTTGTATAATCAGCCTCTAGAAACTTCTCAGATTTCGTTAGTCCATAATGGTGTCATATCTCAAGAACTTCCTGAGCGATGGGAAGAGCTTTATGGATATAAGTGTAATACTAAAAATGATTCTGAACTCTTACTAAAAAGTTTGGCTGAAGGTAAAAGTCCTTTTATTTGGGAAGATGCTTCTATTTCTGGTGCTGTATTGTCTTTGTATAATAAACAAGTATCTTTTTTTAGAAACGGTAAGCGTCCTTTGTATTATTCATATAAGCCTAAGAGTGTTGTTTTTGCATCGACTAAAGACATTTTACATCGTGCCGGAGTTTCTGGAATTGCTGAAGCAAAACCTTATGTTACATACTTTATGAACGATGTTAGTTTTTTGATAGAACGACACGAAGTTGATATTGTACGAAAGAAAGATTTACAACATGTATAACACTAAAGACTATACTTGGGGATATGAAATTGAATGGGGTGATATTGATCGCTCTATTAGTATTCCAGAAAACTTAGGAAAGTGGGAATACGCTGAAACTGATATTGTGAATATCCACGGCGATTACAAGTATATTGCGTGTGATCCGCTAGGTCTAGAACCTCCTATGGGTGGAGAAATAAACACCAAGCCTACTAAAACTTGGCAAGAACAGGTTGATCGTATTCTAGAAATTAAAAAGATATTTGAAGATCACGGTAATACTCCATCATCTTCTTGTGTTAATCATGGCCATCTTCATGTATTTGTTCCTGGCCTTAAAGATGATCTTGATGCACTAAAGAGACTGGTTTCTTATATCAAGAAGAATCAAGAAGCTACCATTGCTGCTTGTTATCAGTTTGAAGATCGTGTAGATATGAAGGGATTCAAGAATGCCAAAACATATCTAAAATATGATGGCGGTCGTGTTATGCCTGAATATATGTGTGACAACATCATTAACATGGCCACAGACTTTAACCATTTTATCAAATTGCATGCTGCAGGTAAAGATGGTATTTCTATGGGTCGGCCTTTCCGATATGCAATCAACACATATTGCATGAAGCACACAGGAACTATTGAGTTCCGCTGTTTCCGATCAACTACTAAAAGAGAAGAACTTGAATCTCAGTTCATATTTGCTGAGGCTTTCATTGATGCTGCTCTGAATGGTGGTGATAGTGTGGAAGATATTCTTGATAAATATGAACTGAAGTTTCCTCCATTTATTTGGAACGCTAATGAATATTCAGGATGGGTTGATACCAAATATGATAAAGAGCGTGGAGAAAAAAAGCGCGAGTTCCATGAAGTTACTTAATTGTAGCAAAGAACAATTTACCGCAGCCATCACTAACAAAAAAGAAGATTCGTTTGCTAAGACATTCTTAGCTAAAGCCAACATGCAAGATCAGTGGGCACATTGCACCGGAGCATGGGATGGCGACGAGTTGCTTGGAGCAATAATTGTTACAGTCAGCAAACGTGATCCAAAGGTGGCAAATCTTCAATTACTTCACACATTCCATTCTCACAGAGGAAAGGGTGTGGGTAGAGTGCTAACTGATTACGCTTTACTGAAAGCTATGAAAATGGATGCTGTATATTTTAGAGTTTCTGCTGAACCTGATGCTGTTCCATTCTACAAAAAGTGTGGATTCAAGTTTTGGGGAAAACAGAAGTCTGGCTCTTCTTTAAGTATTTTTAAAATAGGGGGAGACCGATACACTGATGGTATCTATGATTATGATGATGTCATCTCTTCTGCAGTAAATAGTGGAAGAAAGGGCGGCGTTGTATCAGCTATTGACTTGCAGTGAAAAATGATATAAGCTGCTGTTACTACTACCTACATTATGGAGAATTATTAAATGATTGATAAGAGTAAAATTACGCATATTTCTGAGTGGAGAAAAATTTCTGAATTGCCTTCTTCCAACAACGTTCAGCGCAGTCTAGATTCTCAGTACGGTTCTACTGGGATTTATCAGGTGGCTGATGGTGAAGATATTGAGCTTATCGGCGATGATCTTGTAAGCCCTCATATTGGATATATTGGCAAGAGTTCTAATATTCATGATAGAACATATAAGATTCGCCAGACTGCAAATTCAAAAACTAACTCAAATTCTCATGGCGCAGGCACTTATATTCGCCAAAATCTAAATCCCGATAGTTGTTTTGTTCGTGTTCTTTATTGCAGCGAGGAAAATACCACTTTCATGGAAAATCTATTTCATAACGAAATGCAAAAGCATTTTGGGTACAAGTTCAAGTGGAAAGAAGCGTCGGGCGGTAAGGATGGAGAATATGTCAATGCTACTATTTTGGTTGATAAGCTCTCCAATGAAGAACGCAAAAATCTGATTATCTATGCGCAGGAAGCAATCAAAAATGACCTTTTTGCAGACTACATGAATGCTTGATAATAAAGAAAGATTTATCCGATGGTATGCGTGGTCTTTAGAGTATAAAGATTGCGATCCTGCCATTTGGATGATGAATTATCTTAATAACAGGTATGAGCATAATAGCGAAGAGAGAGTATGGCTTTGCTGGCTATATGCCAACACATATTATCTTCCTACTTCGTGGGTCCTTAAGAATGAATTTCCCGACTACGAGCTTGCAACTGTAGACAGAATCAGTCAATGGAACACTGCAAATTATAAAAGACTCCGTTATCAAACTGATACCAAATACAACAAGGGGCATTTGCCTTCTATGTTTGAGTCCTATCAAAAGTTTGTAGGAAACTCTTCTCAAAAAGAAGTTCTAGAGAATTATTATGGGGATAATGAATCTCAGAATTTTGACAATGTTTGGAATGTTGTAAACAAAGAGTTTCATAAGTTTGGAAGATACACTACTTGGTTTTACATGCAGTCTTTACATAGCACTGCAGGTCTTATTCTTGAACCAACCAGCCTTATGCTTTCTGACTATTCTGGCAGTCGTTCTCACCGTAATGGCTTTTTGCTGGCGCTTGATCGATCAGATTGGATTGATACTAAGTTGACACAAAAAGAATATTCATATTTAGAAGCAGAAGCAAAAGATATTCTTGTTGAAATCAAAACTAGATTTCCGCATCTAGCATCAGAAGCTAACTACTATACTATGGAAACTTGCCTTTGTTCTTTTAAGAAAATCTTTAGAGAAAAACATGGCAGGTATTTGGGATATTATTTGGATAGGCAAGCTGAAGAAATATTTCAACTAGAAGAAGATAACTGGCCTGGTATTGAGTGGAATGTTCTTTGGCAAGCTCGCCAAGAGTCCCTAGATAACAGACTGCTTACTAATAAGATTGATAAAAATAAGTTTACTTCTTTTCTTAATACAGGTAAAATAGAAAAGCTGAATTGGATGTTCTCTGATGAAGGAGAAGTAAAACAAGGATTGGAGATGTTCTATGGTTAAGATTATTGCAATTGGTGGAGAGCCTGGAGCTGGCAAATCTACTCTTATGAGAAAGATAATTGATCAATATAAAATTGATGAGTTCAAAGATGATTTCAAATTGGTTCCTTACCATCAGAAAGATAATCTATATGTTCTAGGTAAATATGAAGATGATCAGGTGTTTGCTGGAACTGATAGAATGAGTATGGCGGTTCAGCCAGAAGCTATAAAATTTCTATCTTCTATTCCTGACAATTCTATTGTTTTGTTTGAAGGCGATAGGCTATTCAACAACTCTTTCTTAGAGCATTGTAACGATAACTTCGATCTTTCTATAATTTATCTTTCTACTCAAAAGAAAGAAAGAGAATTGAGATATGAAAGTCGAGGCAGCAACCAAGATGAAACCTGGTTGCGAGGTAGAGAAACTAAGGTTGCTAATATTTTGAGTAATCTTAATCTGCTGTTTATCATAGAACACCTAGAAAATAATACGTATGATGAGCAAAATACCATTGTGAGTTATATAAATACTGTTATACATGATGCTAATAATTGAGGTTACAATATGACACCACGCATACAAGACATACAAGAAACTATAATTGAACCAAGTGCAAAATTCTATGTAAAGACTGTGCACACACAAAACTACCCAAAAATCAACTATAAGTACAACGAAGGTAAATACCTTCAAGAAATCGCCACTTACATTGATAAGACATATGGCGAACACTATGCCCAAGGCAATATCCAATCAACTGAAATCGCTATAGACCGAGGTCGGGGTCTAGGCTTTTGCTTAGGTAACGTCGACAAGTATTCTGGTCGCTATGGCCAGAAAGGTGGAGTAGAAGATTGGCGCAAAGATTTGATGAAGGTTATTCATTATGCCATCATCGCATTACATGTACATGATCTAGAAAACAAGAAGGAAGTATAATATGACAAGCAAAAATGATTTTGCCGTGTTTGTTGCTCTGGACCGCTCAGGTTCTATGAATGGTGAACGCTGGACTACTGCTATCACCTCACTAAATGATTACATCAAGGGACTTCAGAAGGAAAAGATTGAAGGCGAAGTAACTATTGTTGCATTTGATTCCGCCTATATTCTTCAGGGTTCTACAACTAGACTTGAAACTATTACGGAAAGTCAAAGTATTGCTTACTTTGAACCACTTCGTTATGATGTTCTGCAACCTTCTGGCGGCACTCCTCTTTATGATGCTGCTGCTCATGTAATGGATCGCGCTCTAGAACGCAATGCAAAGCGTACTGTTGTTGTCATTCTAACTGACGGTGAAGAAAACCAGTCGCAGGAATACACTCAGGCTAAGATTAAGAATAAGGTCAAGGTTCTTCAGGAAAAGAACTGGGAAGTTATCTTCCTTGGCGCTAACTTCGATGTCACAACTTATACCAGTGCATCAGGTCTTGCTTCGACTAAGATGCGCAATGTTGATTTTAACAACAAGTGGGCAACAGCAACTATGACTGCTGATCTCTCATCAAACACTATTGCATATGCTACCGTCGGCGCTGCAATGAATATGTCTCTCGACGTAAAGGTAAAGTAAATTATGGATATTAATGTTCCTATTGAAGAAATGCGTAAGCGTAAGCTATTTGTTGCTACCCCCATGTATGGTGGTATGTGCGCAGGTATGTTTGCTCGTTCATCGAATGACCTATCGGCGATGGCTGTTCACTATGGAATCGAAGTACGATTCTATTATCTTTTCAACGAGTCGCTGATTACTCGCGCTCGTAACTATTGCGTAGACGAATTTCTTCGTTCGGACT